AGGAGTCTCAATAGAGTCTGTGGTTAGCTCTTCAGTTGTTTCCGTTGCTTCCTCTTCTGGACGCTCATCAATTAATTGTGCTCGTGACATATATAAACTTACCCCGCCTATTATTAAGGTTATGGAGGATTAAAATGGGAGATGCCCTAAGACTAGGATTCCCGACTAGATTGCCCAGCTTGCTCGTGTTCACGTACCCACTTCATGTGTCTACCGGGAAAGTCCCCAGATGCACCTTCAAGTATGTGTTGAGTTGCTGAAACAATCTTTGTAGCATTAGCACCACAACCGCACCTAGTGGCTGTAACTGTGCCGTCTACAAATTCTTCAAATACGTGTCCGTTAGTACAACGAAAATCAAATACTTTAATCATCAGCAGTTAGCTCTTCATAATTATTATTAATTGTATTTTCAAAGCTAAGAATATAAGCAAGTACGTTTAGTTGTCCTTTACGTACATACAAATCGTTTTGATCTTTGGTTGCTTCTACGCTGTTAATCACTAAAGCATTTTGTTGCAATTCTTCAATTAACTGTTTCCATCCGTCTGTCTGGAACAGGTTGAAGTATTTGTCGTAGTACTGCTGTGTTTCTTGATCCATGTTAAGAGGTCCATTTAGATTATCTCTATATACTATATATTATATCATAGAATACTTAAGTTGTCAAGTCTTTTTTCTGGTGGTATTTTTACGTCTTTTTCCTGAGGCCGTCACTGCGTGTTTAATCCTAGCCGGACCTGTCTTACGCCTAGATGACGAGGCTTTTTCGGCTTTTGTCATCTTTGCAGCCACAGCTTTGGGTCTACAGGAAGGGTACGGACGTTTAGACTTAGTAGCAGACTTACGACCGCAAGGCTTCCCGGTCTTCACGTCAACCCACTCTTCTTTAAACCACTTCTTGAGTGCGGCTCCTTTTTTACTTTTTCTTACGGCCACTTTTGTTACCCCAGTTTTTAGCGCCAACCTTGCGACACTTAGCTACGGCACCAGACGCATACGCAGAAGGCCATACTTTGTACCGGGCTTTGACTTTCTTTGCACACGCATCGTTTGCTTTTTTAGGCTTAGCTTTACTTTTTGCGCGAGCCATACTTAACCTTTTTGCCTGTCTTTTTAGCCGCTGCTTTGGCTTTTTTCATACCTGCTTTGGTATATGCGTAATGTTTTCCACCTACTTTTGGCATAACTATCTCCTTACCATTTAGATTTATTAGCCCAGTAAGCCGCAGACATTTTGCCTTTAGCTATGTTTTTAGCGTGACGAGCCTTAAAGGACTTACGCCTTGCTTTTTCTTTAGCAGTCTTAGGATTCTTTCCAGCACCACTGACCCCTTGTTGACCGTACCTAATAGTCTTAACTTTATCACCTTCTTTAGCCACAACTACGTGTGACTTTGTAGGATGATTAGGCGTCCGCTTCGGCTTGTTGTACCCGCTTACCCCTGCTCTTGCTAGCCGTGGGTCTTTTTTCTGTGGCATTAACCTTCTCCTCCAACTGGTCTAATTGGGCTTGGAGTTGCTCCAGCTTGTTGAACTGATCCTTGAACGCCTCGTTGATTTGATTGAGGAAGTTGTTCATTTCGGTTTGTGTCATTAGCATCAGTACGTTTACCTTCTAGTTGTCGTTGCTTTAAGAGTCTGTCAGCTACTTTAAGTCTACGTTCAAACTCTTTGTCTTCTTGGTCGCCTTCCTTCAAGTTGCGAGTAATAGCTTCAATCTTTTCAATCTCAAGCTCTTCTGGTGCAAGCTGTGAATCAACAGCGTACTTGGTAGCCCTAGCCTGAGACTCTGCAGCCTGTCCCTGTAGAGCAGCGGTCTGTGCTTGCTGGAACTCAAGCTGTGCTTGTTGCGCCATCATAGCCATCTGTTGTGCTTCAGGGTTAGGTTGTGCAGCCTGTTGCATTGCAGCAATGAGTTCCTCACGGTTACTGAGGTTCATGTTGTCAATGATGCTCTGGATCAGCACAGGGTACAGTGGGCTGTCTTGCTTCATGGTTTGCAGGAGTTGCACTAACTGCGTAACTTCGTACTCACGAGCTATGATGCCCAGAGTACTTGTAGCGTTGAACTTGTAGTCAGCTACGGGGTAGTTCTCAGGGTCAAACTGCATATACCTGTGTGCCGCTTTGGTTACAAAAGGCAACAGGAAAGACTGCTGGAAGTTAATCAGAGTGCGTTTATGCCGTTTAATAATAGCCCCAAGAGACATAGAAATACCAGCGGCAGTAGCTTCACCATTAACACTGCCAGCGATTCCGGCTGAATCAACTGCTCCTGTAGCTTGTTGAACCATATTTTGTAAGGCTTGTGCTTGTGCAAAAGTAATCTGTCCTACTTGTCCAAAGTTAAAAGGTTGTAGTACTTCACGAGGATCTCCGTTGGTAAGAATCATTTTACCGGGTCGTACTTCTGGTCTAGCCCCTCTAGGAAGCCGTGTAGCGTCAATAGCGAGCATTGGGTGGATAGTTAAACTCAGGGCATCAATACGTGCACGAAGCTCTGTGTCGAGCGCCTTTTGGCTGTTGTAGCCCTTCTCGCACACACCACGGCCCCAGAATCGTCCGGGTACTACGTCCCAAGGGAAAGCTACCACAGGACGGTCGTTCATCATGTACGGGTTAGCTTCTGCCTTGAGCAACGTACCGCCATTAGCAATTACAACGATAGCCTCAACGTACATAGAGTCTTCCTCTACGTCTACGCCTTCGTTCTCAAGCAACTCACGAGGCACAAGACCGTAGTACTTCGTTAGTCGTACCTTGTCGTCGTTGTACAGCGTGAGGTCTTGATCTGGCTCTAGGTCGCTGTCAGGGGCCGCAGATTCAATGTAAGCGTCTCTGTAGATGTTTTGTTCTTGTAGTAACTCTACGCTGTGCTTAGATACAAACTCGTCTACAGCAACACCCATAGCGTCTTCAACAGAGGTAGCCACAGGGTCGATCAAAAAGTTTTGAGGGAGTACAGGTTTGAGTTTTACAACAACTCTGTCTGTAACGTTAACACCAACAGCCTGTAGCTGACCGTCCATGACAGGCTCAGTAGCTGGGGCCATTTCTTTAATTTCTTCAATAACAACTTCACCAATGCCTGTACCAAACACAGCAGCGTTGATTAAACATTCAGCTACAGCTTTACGAATCTTACACGCTTCAAAGTCTTCGGTTAGTTTCTTTCGAAGGTACAGGATGTCTTGTCGTTGTTGATCGTTGTTGTCGTCTGTAATATCAAACCACTTACCTCTGCCAAACGTGGCTTCCTCTAGCTCTGCTACGTTAGACTCTACAGCCTGCTGAAGCGCAGGAGAGATAATTCTAGAACGTTCTGATGCTCTCTCAGAGTCAGCAGGATCCCATTGACCTCTCCATAACCGATAGTATTCCTCAAACTTTTGTTCGTAGTTCGACTCATAGTGATCTCTCCAGTTTTCACACTTGGTCATCACCCATTCTTCCAGAGACTCTTCAATCATCAGAGGGTCTGGGCTGTAAATTTCTTCTGCCATCTCGGGTTCCTTAGATAAGAGCAACGCAGTACCCTAGTGTAAAACACACTACAGCAGTGATTGCATATATTCCGTAAGTATTGAAGGGTCTAAAAACTTTCATCTAGTATCCTGCTACTACGTCTAGTATTTCGTGGTCATCTATTTCAAAGTCGTAGCTGTACGCAACTTGAGCTAACTGATCTATGTATGCCAGTGCGTCAACTAAATCATCGTGTGTCAGTGCATCAGGAAACTGGAAGAGTTGGTCTAAGAACCGACTGTTCCAATCACCTTTGTTTAACGTTACGTAACCGTTCTCAAACCGTCCTTGCAACGCCCACATAACCCTGTCAGTCTTCTTTTTGTTACCGTGGGTTAGCTCTTCTACTCTAAAGAACTGCCCGTAGCGTTTCATCAGGTCCATCAGGGGACTCATTACGGCTTGCTTTGCAATTCCTCGTTCAATACCAACGCTAACGGGTCTGTAGTCTCTAACGGCCTGAAATATCTTGGTGGCAGTCTCGTTAAGCTCCCACCGCCCATGTATAATGTTATCAACGTACCAACCATCAGTACCAACTT